AGCCACTTGTCAAGAAACCAGTTGCAGTTGTTACGTTGCATGACAATGTTGCGGAAGCATAAGAACCAAACGTTTGTGATACAACGTTTTGGTCCATATACCAGTTCATACCACCGGAATCACGGCCCATCAAGCCCTTGGTGTATTGGCTAGAAATCTGTGATGTTGGTACAAACAAACCTTTTAAGCTATCAACAATGGTTGAAGAAGTAAATGGCTCAATCGTGCATGAACGGCGGCCATCACGTGGTGCGCCTTCCGAATCAAGGTAAGCGGCCGCAGTCAGGTATGTAATCAAACCAGTTGGGGCAGTACCAGCGGTACCTACGATGTTGGCGGTATTGTTTTTAGCAGTTACCAGGCCATCACGGTCCATTTTGTTAGCAACAGTAGCAATTGCTGGCTTCAGAATACGGTCAGAGAACATATCCAAAGACAATGCCAAATCTTGGGTTGTGAACTGGGTAGAAACTTGGAACTGTGTTGACAATGTAACTGGTACTGAAGTTTCGTTGAAATCTTCAACTACTAGGTTAGGACCAATTGCACCGATAAAACGGCCAGGACGGCGAACGTTTACAGTTTGGCCAATCTTTGCGCCTACCACGGCAAATTGGTCATCGTAATTTCTATCGACTTGACCAGTAAATGTTAGTTCGTTTTCTAGGACCATCAACGCTTCGTTGGTGATCTTGCTAATGGTTAATAAATTATTACTCATGATAATTCCTTAAAAATTAAATTAGGTTTAACCTTATCTAATCTTCCCGGCCTGTCGTGCGGCTTTCCATTGTTGGTATGACATATCGTTACCATCCATACTAACTTCGGCTACGCCACCCGTGGACCTTAAAGGACGAATAGGTTCAGGTGCATTTGACTTCGCCGTAACAGTTTTCTTTCCAGCTTTAGTTGGGGCATCAGTCTTTTCAAACTGCGCTTCCAACTTCCCAATCAGTTTTAAAGCACCAGCAGTTGTTAGGCCATTAATCTTTTCAGCTAATTCATCATTGCTTGCAAGTTCATATAGGATTCTTGGTCCTACATCACTTTCAATGATGGCATCACGCACCGTGTCATTTACTGACATAGAACTAGATGAAACCATGGCTTCGTAATCAGGCAATTCTGCTTTAGTAGCTTCTAGCTTTTCTTGCCAGGTCTGAATAACCGTAGCACGTTTTGCTTGAATTTCCTTCTGCTTTACTTCCTGTTCACGCTTTGCTAATGCTTGTTCCGCTGACCATTCCGCTAATGCTTCTGCATATTCAAAAGCATCTTTGTAACTGTCAGGGGATGGCTTTCGATTGCTTTCAGGTGCTTGTATAGGTTCCCGATTGCCTTCTAATGCCGCCAAACGTGCTTCTAAACTTTCCCTGGCTTTACGTTCTTCAGCAACTTGTGCTTCTGCTTCTTTACGTGCCTTGGTTAATTCAGAAAAACGTTTCTCTAACTTTGGGTTTTGCTTCTTTTCGTCTGTTCCGGTCGCTTCATCATCAGCTAATCTTGGTTCACTCTGTCCTTTATCTGCCGCTGGCTCTGAAGGATTTTCATCAACTTCAGCCGCAGTTGGGCTAGATTCGGAAGCTAAACCTAATTTATCAGCATTAAATTCCGCTAAATTTTCACTTGTTACGATTGAACTGGCCTGTTTAGGTTGTTCAACTACTTCTGCTACTTGTGCTTCTGACATGGTTATGATCCCAAGAATTAACCCTATGAATACACCATAGGTAGTGTTGTTAAGTAATCTTAATACTATATCTAGTGTTTTGCAACTACATCATTTGTTGTGGCGGTTGACCTTGGGGCGCTTGTGGCAATTGTTGCGCTTGCTGAATTTGCTCTGCGCTTGGTGCCATGACGGCCATGTTATCTTCAATCGCTTGGGTAGCATTATTCATCATTGAATATTGTTCAGCATTTCTTGACATAATTTCAGCTTCTAGCCTGGACGTGTCCATTTGGCCAAGAATTAGCTTCATTAAAGCTTCAATTTCCGTCTTATTCTGACTGGTCAATGAACGGGTGTTTTGGTCACGCATCTTAACTTCAGCGGCAATAACTGCACGGCGATCTTCACCGCTTTGACGTACTGCTTCAACGTCCTGGCGATTCTGAATAAACAGTTGCATAGCCTGAATTTGTTGTTGCATTTGTTGCATTTGTTGCTGATTGTTAGCCAATTGCATTTGCACTTGTGGCGGTATTGGTGATTTATCGTCAATTTGGGCCATTGGGTTAACTGCCGCCAATCGGTCTGCAATGATGTCTGCACCAGGGAAATCCATATTCCTAAAGATTAAATCACCGGCTTGGGCCATTAAATTAGGATCAGCGGCCAATAATGACATCATAGAATCAACTGCTTCCTGGCGTTTAGTGTTGTAACCAGGGCCAGTTTCCATAACCACGTCATATTCACCAATGGTTACGTCATTCAATATTCTTTCAATACCGTTTTGATCGGTTTCACCGGTTCGTTGATTAATGGTGGTTAATTCGGGTTTACCATCATCCCCAATGATCCGCATTACACGTTCCTGGCTATAAATCTTGGGGATAAGGTCAAGAATGATACGTCCAGTATGGGCAATTGAACGGGTCAAATTGTCGTAATAATGGAAATTGGTCATATCCGTTTGCATCTGTTGACCATTTAATGCCTTACCGCTAATCATGCCTTGTGGCAGTTGGCTTGGGTCAAAAATGCCTACTACGGACTGCAAATCTTGGGTAATTGATTGTGCCGCCGCCATGATTGCTACCGGTGGTTGTTCCGGGGCTTGGCGTATTGGCGGTGGTGCTGGCTGGCCGTTTATATCTGTTTGCTTGTAACGCAGATAAGAAAAAGACGTATTGTTGGCACTAGCCCATTCTGATTCGTGGTTTTCGTCCTGGCCTTCTGCCATGATCCATTTAGCCTTGGGTGCCAGGGCTACCGATTCAGTCATGGATGTTTGCCAAAAGTTATACATCCGCTGGGGGTCTTTAGCCATACGTACCAGGCCAAACTTCTTACGCTTATTATCTACTACGCATTGCTGGCCATAGGTTGGCACGATTGGGATGTATTTACCGGCCCATGTGCCTTCTTCCAGCACTTGCATGGCAGTCAATTTGCACCATTTAATGGTTTTTCTGAATGTTTTACGGCGGCTTACTTCATAAATGCCAGCTAATTCCATCGTTTCTTTGCTTGGCAGTTCATCTTCATATGCACTTGTGCCGTCAGATAATAGAACTAAATGGGTGCTTTCAATACGGGTATAAAAGTATTCAGCAATGCGTATATCGTGTTTTGTTACCCATTCGCTATTGCTATCACCGGTTCCACGGGCAGAAAAGCTACCACCATCATCGGCATCCGGGTACATTTTCCTAAAGTTTTCTTTAGCCATGACCACGGTAACAAGGCATTTTTCAGCATCGGAACCATCCGGCGCAGTTGAATTAGGATCAAAATAAACGGTAAATGGGTTATCAATTGGTTTGATATAAATTTCTTGGTCAAACGAATCAGGGCGTACATAGTCAGTAGTTACACGCCAATAACCCCATCCCATCCGTACCGCAAAGTCAAACGCCGTGTCATAAGCATGATCAGCATTGGAATTAACTTCTACGTGCCGGCAAATACCCGTAATAATTTGGGCCATCTTGGCATCAGTTTGATTATTCATGCCCTGGCACTTAATCCGTGGGCGTTGCTGGCGTTGCTGGTTACAAATCTGTCTTACATAGGCATCAACTTTATTGATGGTTAGGCATGGCCTGGCTTCCAGGTTGCGGCTATTTTGAATTTCTACCGGCCATTGATCGCCAGCGGCAAATTTAACGTCATCTAGGGCTTCTGCACGATTAGTAGTATCAGCTTCAGCGGCCTGGCGTAAGAATTCAATTGCTTCTGAAATCCGTGGATCACCGTCTAAATCGCCGTAATATTTCTTTTCATCGTAGTTGTCAGCCATATTTATCCCATCCAGCCTACTTGTGCCCGTTGATTAGCCCGTTTTGGCTGGGCTTTTCTAGGTTCATTAATCATTAAACCAATGTACCGGAAGGCATCGGCCCCGTGCGAATATTCATCATGTAGTGGCTTGGCACTAAACATTTTCGTTTCAGGGTCAACATCATACCGATAGTGTCTAAGGCATTGTAAGCCTTCTTCCGTATTTTGCCTATCAAAATAGCATTTGTTAAAGATGGTCCTGGCCGCATTAATACTGTCTGCAACTGGCACCCGGTCAAGGATTTGTACCTTCATTCCGGTAGCCCGTACTATTTCTTCAATGGATTTGCCGGTGCCCAAGGATTTTGCCTTGGCATCGTGCGGTAGCCATATGGTGTCGTAAACGTAACCAAACGATTGAAGCTTGGCCATGTAGTAACTAATGGTTTGCTGGCTATCCTCAAAATAACGTAGCAATCTTGTTTCCTGTCCCACGAATTGCAGTAGCCACACGGCCGTTTGGTCTGCCCAGCCAAGGTCGAAAACGGCATGAACACCCTTGGTTGCATCGTATGGCACGTTACATATGCGGCCTTCTAATTCAGCCATAGTGACTTCTTTAGCAAATATGGCACCATTGACCGTCTGACGGGGAATTCCTTCCCAAACGTTGTTATACGCTTCTAAATCCCTACCTTGAAGGGCACGGCGTTCTAGGTCCAACACTTCAGGGAACCAAGGGTTGTCGTTCCAATTAATCTTTTGAACTACTGAATTTTCCGGTGGGTTCATTACAAACCGCTTCCAAGTTTCATCGGTAGGCAGTTCCGGGTTAAAGCTAATCCATATTTCGCTATTGGCTTTACGGATAGTAGGCACCAGCACGTTCCAGCTATTAGGGCTTACTGATTGGGCTTCTTCCACCCAGCAAATATCAATGCCTTCGATGGATTTAACGTTGTTTGTGTTGTTCTTTACGCCTACAAATATGAATTCTGTGCCGTTTATGCCCCTAATGGTGCGGTCGGTGATTTCATAATGGGCTTCTATTTCCAAGGCAAAGATTTGGTCACATAGCAATTTATGGACCGAATCCTTAATACTGGTTTGGAATTCACGGGCGCAAAGTACCCGTATTGGGTTTTCGCATCCTTTAAGCAATAGTGCCCTGGCAATGTTCCAAGATTTACTACCACCCCGGCCACCATACAAAACACGGTAACGGGCGTTGACCGGTTCAAATAAGCATTTAAGTTTTGCCGGGAACCGTGCCTTGGCTTTAGCTTCCTGAATTGTTGCCATTGGGTTCTTCAAACGTTAATACAAAACCAGCCTTTAGTTCTGCACCGCCAGGGCCTTGTATTTCCTGAATGGCTACTGCTTTGCCATCCATCCTATCCATAATTTCCTTAACGGCCCAAGGTTCACCCTCAATAGCGGCATCAACTAGCTTTTCACTAACCTGGCGTAGTTTCAATTGATCGTTCTGTACCAGCACCTTACGCAACTGGTCATAAAACAGTTTCCCCTTCTTGGCGTTGTCATTGCCAACAGGCGCACCCACTTTATTTGTATCAATTGGTAAGTCCATAATTTGTAAAGCCTTCTTTACTCTGCCGTAGCTGGTTGGTCAGCCTTCTTAACGATTGTAATATCGTCAGGGTTAAATCCCTCTACTGGCTTGTTTTTAGCTATCCATTGCTCATTAGCACTTGCTAATAGTTTGTTATGCAGTTCTTCAACAAGTTCCATTGGTAGCTTCTTTAAGCCGGCTAGGATTAGTTGTACGTCTTTAACTTCAATATCTGCAAAAGTGATCATTTTTTACCTTTCGTTGGGGTTGTTTTTTTTTCCGCTTCACGTTTAACCGAATATGCAATAGCTACTGCCTGGTCCGGCTTTTTACCGGCCTTGATTTCAGCTTTTACGTTTTCTTTAAATGCTTTAGGGCTTGTGCTTTTGGTTAATGGCATTAGCAGTTCCAGTTCTTTAAGCTTGCTTTAGCCCGTTCTGCTGGTCCTTTAGCGTTCTTTACTACGCCTTCCATCCTGGCGCAAAATGATGCCTTACGCCCTTTATCCTTTTCCGTCTTGGGATTTGGTGCTGGGGGTTTTAAATTAGCATCGTTTTTGCGGTTGTATTCAGCACGGCCTTTAGCGGTCATGCCGGCACCTTTATCCGTAGGATTGTAGGTTTTGTCTTTACCGGTTGTTTTGTGGGCAATCGGCTTATCGTGTTTTTTAGTAGCCATGATTATTTTTTCTTTGCAGTTTTGGCAGAATCTTTAAACGCTTGGGCGGTTGGTGCGCCTTTACTGCCAGGGCTAC